TTCTACACCTTCAATAATCGCGTCTGTATAGTCATACATTGCCTGGGTCCAATTTGCTTTATTGGACCTCGCTGACCTTGACCAATCATCATTAACGAAAAAGCTTTTCCGCATTTGGGTTGTCAATTCTAATTGAACGCCACCCCTGGGCGGCCTATTTACAAAGTTATTTGGCTGCATTCCCGCAATTTCGGGAGGTGATTCAGCGACAACAAAGCCTTTTGCCTTCAATCTTTCTTCGATAAAAGTCCGTGTGACTGTATCTAGTCCGCCTATATAAGTTAAAGGCGTATCTCCTGAAGCTCCATGAAGCGACACCGCTCTTTGTACCGTTGTAAGCCAATCAACTCCCCGCGGCTCATCATAATTTACTGATGTTATATGAAGGTCACTATTCCCACTCGTCAATAAGGCTTCAAAGCCGTACCAGGACCATGAGGTCTTTTTATCTGTAATGGATTGCATAAGCTCGGTTGTGCCTATCTCAATTCCGCCACCATGAAAAGCCGTTATACCAATCTTCGAACCTTTTTTTGCAAGGTCAATTTTATAGTCCGTACCCTCAACAAAAACCGCCGATAATTCAGCGTAATTATTAAACCTATCCGCCACCTAATCCACCGCCTTAGTATTCTACCTCGCAAGCAAAAGTTGCTTTTGAATTTACATCATCTTTTGTTATTGCGACGGACTTGCCCGCTCCTTTAACCGCGTTATTCCATCCTATATCCTCTATGCCGTCCTTATCAGTCTTTTTCCATTCAAAGGATATTGCCGGCAAAGTGTCTGTAATATTGTCTTTCCCTTTGTACACTGAAGCCACAAGGAAAGTGTCGACATTACCATTTAAAAATGTATCGCCGTTTGTGGAGTCAATTTCCACTTTGTAAACAATATTGTCTTCAATCTCGTTTGCTTTTTCATATGCGGCGTTCCATTCTTCTTCCCTTAATTCAATTTTTCTTTGAATCTTTTCCATAGCAACAATAGGCTTTGTTTTAAGTAAAATAAATTCACCTAAAACAATTCCGCCCTTTGTTTCGTCTATTTCACTCGATTCTTTTTCTAATACCCTTGCATCCAGGTACAAGGGAGGGTTGAAGGTAATGTCTTTCACCCTTAATGTATCGCCTATATCCGCCCTGGTGTTTAGCATTTCATTGCTAACACTATAAGTATATTGCGGGTGATTGTACTTTTTCAGCTCGGCAAGGGTATTTGTATAAAGCTCCATTGCTGTCGTGGCGTTATCGTCCTTATAAACGCCTTCTCGATGTATTCCATCGTCTACCCATTTTGCAAGGGCGTCTTCGTCGGCAACAACATCACCTATTTTAATAAAAGGGTCCGGCGGGGTTATTGCTAAATCTGCAATAGTTATTTTATTTCCGTTCCCGTCATCCCGTCCAACTGCAATCATAGAGGTATACAAAGCATTAGATTGCACATTCCTTGTCAATCCCTTTAGGTTTTTTCCATATTCAATTATTTCTTTTGTGTCGGTCCCTCGTTTTTCATGGAGGTTTACTATCTTCCTTAAAACCTTTGTCCCGTTGAATTCCACTTTGAACTCGATTTCAACATTAAAGGAAGCAATAAGAGTATGGAGCGCTTCAAGCGCTGTTGGATAGTCTAAAAATTCAATAGTGACCAATCCGTCATAAAAGCTGTCTCCTAGCTCCCAATCTGTCAGAGATAGTAAAGCTTCAGCGACTTGCGTTAAGGTCTTGGATATGTGCTTTACGGGCCTAATTCGTTTGCCCATTAAGTCACTAGTTGCTGCAGGCTCACAAAAAACCCTTAAATTTATTTCTACCCCGTGACTTTCGTCTACTTCTTTAATTCTGAATAAAGAAAGGCTGCCGCTGTCATCAGGGCGTATTATATACCCCTCATTTTCCAGCAGCTCCACTTTAGGGTGATTGGAAGGGACCTCAAATTCCAAAGTATCATACCCATTTAAAAGCCTTTCTTTAAATGAATCTGATACCAGGGGTAAGCCTGCAGGCAATGAATTGTCAATGACGCCCACCGGCTTTAACTTAGTATCAAGAATGAACCACATTTACTTATAGCCACCTTTCTTTAAATTTTATGGTCCCGTTAATGACGGCGGGGTCTGATACACTTATCCCATTCACCCCTTTTTCCAACTTGATAAAGCTGGACGATGGGTACAATTCGGAGTAAATTTCCTCGCCGTTTTTTCTGATTTCTCCCGTTGCGTTATCAATGGACAATTTATCCCCTGTCCTGAATACATAGTCTATTTCATTAGTGACCTTTGTCTTGTGCTCATATACATTAAGCGAATTAATGGACATGCTGCCCACCGCCGGGCTGTTTCCATGCGCTGAAATATGGAGTTGAATTGCAGCAAGTTTTTTATTGTAAAGGTTTTTTGTATCAGTCCATGAAACCTCATTTATCAAATATCTTTTCCCGCTTACATCTACATAGCAGGACGCCGTATATTTTTTACCTTTTCGGGTTAGCTTTAACCATCCATAAATATCCCTAACATTAACAGGCGCTTTTTTACCAATCCGCAAATACCCCGAAGGTGAATTCACAATAACCTTCCCTGTTGCCTGCGGTCCTGCTACGGCCTTAAATGTCGGATTATAAATAGTGGAGCTTGCGTCCTGATAAGCAAGTTTCCCTATTTTGTTTAAATTGACGTCTAATAAATAACACTCTATTCTTCCTAGCATGTTATTAACGGCCTTCCCCATATTAATAAGGACTTCGACGGTAAAATCTTGGATTTCGTTTGGTAAGGATTTCATAAGGCTTCCCCCATGCCATTTAACGCCGGTCCCGTAATTATTCCCGGTTTGTTTGAAGGTATTGCCCGTTGAATATAGGGTCCCTTGTACTGTCCCATCATCGACGGTAATGCCGGGAGTCCATCCCGTTACTGTTGTTAATGCATCATAAAGCACCCTCGGATTTTGATTTCCTGATGTATTAATACTCGCGTCAAACGGCTCCCCAAAATAAAGCATGTCATTATCTGAAAGGATTGCAAAGTCTGTGACGTTTTTAGAAAAAGTCATTTCCATGTATGGGTGAGCTGTTGCGTTCCCACCATTCGTAATGCTTATAGGGTCCGTATTCAAAGGAGCAAAAGAAAATGTCCTTTCTTGACCATAGCCGTGCGGGTCAAAACAAACAAAATTTATTTGTCCTTTCCCTATTTGACCAAATTTGACTAAATCAATGCTGTTATCAACTATTGCATAATAAGTAATGTCCGGCTTATCCCTGAAAATCAATTCTGCAGGCGCTTCAGTGTGAAGCCATTCCGCAAAGTCATCGGCGTTATACATCACCCCGCCGGCGGTTGGTGCTTTAATTGAAACATCAGCCGTAAAAACCCTGATTCCGTATTCTTTGCTTATGAAATATTCCCCGCTTTTCATTGGTATACTAAGGGATTTCATTCTTGATTGTGGAAGCACGGAAAATGTCACCCGCTCCACTATTAAATAAGCAGGGGTATTTACCCCTGCAAAACTTTTGATACTACTTGCCATTACATCATCACCCCTGCAGCTCGGCTTGTAATTCTGTCTTCTCTTTCAATTTCTGTTTTTATTTTCTTTGCCAATGTTTTAACGTTAATATCTTCAGTGGTGCCCGTATACTCAACATTGATTTCATAATTATTTGTAATGTTGGTACTTTGACCTGCAGCGCTGCCACCTGTAAGGCTTTTATTTATCGGCTGTCTCGTTGGTGCCTTAAACATTCCTAAAGCTTCCCCGGCCTGCTTCCATAAGGAAAGGGCACGCCCTCTATGCTGCTCCAATGGGATAATGATTTCCTTTTTCCCACCTTCACCAACTGTTGCAACTTGTTCCCGGTCTATAACGCCGCCTTTTGCGTACCCGTGACCATGCCCAACATATTTGAGCATACTCGCAGCTCCATACCTGGACTTTGCGTAATTCATACCAGCAAGCAAGCTGTCCAGGCCGTTCATTTGGTTGCCGTGACCTGGGAAGGCGAAAGCGCGGAATGTTGGCGGGATTACCTGGACGAGTCCACGGGCCAAATTTCCAGTATAATAATTAATATCTTTGACGGCTGTTGATTGGACGGCGTTTGGATTTCCGCCTGATTCAGATTTAATTTGCCTTAACCATGCATTAACATAGGCGCCCGAAGTAGGCAAGCCATTCATTGCTAATGCCTGCATTACCGTACCACGCCACCTTTCCACGCCTGCACCAACAGGATTATTACCCCCGCCGCTAAACATGTCACCAATCAAACCTTTTATCCCACCTGTAAGCATGGAACCGATGGCCTTTGTCGGGCTGCCTGTAAGCTTATTAGTCCATGAAGGTATTAAACTATCACCGATATTAAACTTGCTTGTCATAGCTCCCCAAACAGCTTTAGGACCTTTCATCAAAGTGTCGAAATAATCCCCGATACCGTCCGCATACATAGGAATACCATATTGCTTCATGACTTGCTTAGTATGTCTATGCGGCAAGACGCTGGTCCCTGTTGGGAGGTCTGCAAGATGCTGCCCGCCCATTCCTAACATGGTTAAGCCTTGGCCTGGTAAATGGGCTAGTTCGGGACCTTCTTCACCTACTAAAGCAACTCCCTGGGTATGTCTTCCTGAAGGGGTCCCGTTTGCACGTTTGGAAGTGGATTTCTTAGATTTCTTTTTGGAGCTTCCCCCACCGAAAAGGCCCTTGAACCAATCCACGGCGTCATCAACTCTTTCTTCCATCTTGTC